GTATATGAGAGGGGGGCCAGAGATGGCAAAACATAGAATGTCTGGTATGGAGAGCAGAGCATTAGATTCTTTACTACTACAAAAAATGAACAATATGGGTAAATCCGCTGTTCCTCATTATCAAGATGGTGGTCAAGTATTTTCTGGCAACGCGCCAATTTTTAGATCAACTCAGAGCAATTCTAGAACACCTGTAATAAGAGAGTCGGACATTATAAACCGCAAGCAATCACAACCAGTTAATTCTGTTGGGGATGTATATGCTTCAGAGCAATTAGAAAACCCTCCAAAGTCAGAAATTCCCTCAGATAGTTATAATGGTATGCCAGCCGAAAAAGATTTAGATGTGCTCATGCCATACCTCAATAGTTTTGGTAGAATGCAAACACCACTTCAAGAATGGAACATGCGAACGCTTCATAGACATGGGTTAAATCCTGAAAATTTTACGCCTCAAATGAGGGGTTTAATTGGCAAGGCATTAATACAACAATTAGGTGCTGAAGGAAGCTAATGCCTTTAGAATCAGACCCTAAAGCAGATTATAATCAAGAATTATACCGCCAATGGCGGGACTCAAGAGCAGACTGGGATACAGAAGCTCGTTATGATATTGACTTCTTTCTTGGTAATCATTTTACCAGTGATGAGTCAGATGAACTACAGGCTCGCAATCAGGCAGATGTGCCGATGGATAGAATCGGGCCAGCAATTGAAAAATTTAAAGCGGTACTAACTTCAAGACCGCCAGCTTTTACAGTAACTCCACGTGAGGACTCTGATGTAAAGATAGCAACATTGTGGCGTACTGTAATGAGTTATATTTGGGAAAACTCACAAGGTGATTGGCAATTAAAAGAAGCGATACATGATTATGCAATCACTGGAATGGGTTATCTGTATGCGTATATAGACCCTGAGTCAGACTTCGGTAGGGGTGACGTCAAGTTCACTTATGTTAACCCTTTTCGGGTATACGTCTCTCCTTCCACCAGAAACAGGTGGTATGATGACGCTGAAGGCGTCATCCTCTCTACCATACTAACTGGTGAACAGGTCGTCAACCTCTACCCTGAATTAGGGCCGCAGATAGATGAAGAATCTGGAGAAGAAGTAGCTGGTATTATTTCACAGTTAAATGCTTATAATGAAGAAGATTACCCTAGTGCTCAAAATAAAAATTCAAAATCTGTATTTACACCAGCTGAGGTAAAAGATAGTGATCTATACCATCGTGAAAAGTTTCAGGTACTGGAAAGATACTATAAGGTTAAGGTGGAATATTATCGTGTTATTGATATGCAGTCAGGTGAAGAAGTTATTTTTGATGAAGAAGAGTATATGCAATTTATCGAAGATAACCGTGAACGCGTAGAGAGCAGTCAATATGAAGTAATCCCAGTACAGCAATCAAGAATTAAAGTGTGTGCTACTATGGGACAGATTGTATTATATGAAGCAATTCTACATACAGACTGTTATCCCATAGTGCCCTTGCCTAACATTTGGACAGAAACTCCATATCCTAAATCAGACGTATCAAGAGCTCGTCCAATGCAAAGACTATTAAACAAACTATGGTCATTGGCTTTATCTCACGCTCAGGCTTCTGCTGGTTTAAAACTATTAGTACCATTAGGTAGTGTGGATGATATTAATCAGTTAGAACAGGATTGGGCAAACCCAAATGCGGTAATTGAAGTGGATAGCTCTCAAGGAGAACCTCATTATCCAGCACCACAAGCATTAGCATCAGAGTTTTACAAACTAATCCAACAATGTGAACATTATATTGACTTTACATTTGGATTACCAGAGATGATGCATGGTTTTACAGAGAAAGCTCCCGAAACAGTACGTGGTACAGAACGTATGATTGCATTGGGAACGGAAAGACCTAAGTCAAAACTGAGAGATATTGAGTTTAGTATCAATAGGTTAGGGAAGGTATTATACAATTTTTGTAAAGGACATTATACATATAAAAAGATTTTTAGGTTAGTTCAGGCTAACAATGATGTAACAGAAGCAATGGCGAATTTCTATGATAGTACCGAAAATGCTATTCTAGACATGAAAAAAGATAAGCATAATCTTTCACAGCATGATGTTCGCATAGAGCCGGGTTCTAGTTTACCAACTAGTAAGTGGGCAGAGCTTTCTGTATACATGGAAGCATTTCAAATGGGTATAGTAGATAAGTATGAAGTACTAAAGAAAAACCCAGAAATATTTGATAAAGAAGGTATCCTCCGTAGAACTGAAGAACGTCAGCAGTTAATGCAACAGGTTCAGGCTATGGAAGAACAGATAAAGAATTTGGAGGGTGACCTCCAGACAGCCCAGAGGGAGTCTGTGCATGATAGAAAACGCGTCGAGGTTGAAAAATTCAAATCTCGATTGTCGGAAATTGCATCAGACGCCAAATCTGATAGAAGGGTTCAATTAAATAAACTACAAAACGAGGTGAAGCTCGAAGCGGAGAAATTGGTTGGTTCCATGAAGGAACCCGGTTCTGCTCCTAATGCTTAGAGACATCTAGAAAAGGAGTCGTAATGGACACTACACAGACAGAGGCCACTACCGAATTTGTCAGTGGTGAAGAAGGACAAACTGAAATAATAGATCAGGTTGTCAATGAAGCAGATAACGAAGCTATGCAGGCTGAAGAAGCCGTTGAGCAAGTAATGGATTGGGAAAGTGAGGCTAAAAAGTTTCAATCAATGTATGATCGCGCGTATGCCGATAATGGTAAATTGAAGCAATTAGAGCCCTTGGGACAATTACTAGAATCTCGCCCAGACTTGGTTGATTTATTACAAAGCAATATCAACGGACAGCAAGCAAAGAAAACGGAATCTAAACCAGCACTGCCAGAAGAGGACTTTAACCCTTGGGAAGCCTACTACAAGCCGGGTTCACAATCATATGAATTTCGTAAGCAACAGGAAACTGAGCTAACGAATCAAGTTGTGGGTCAGGCATTACAAAGGCAGGAGCAACAAATGTCAGAACAAATGACCTATAACAACACGGTTAACGAATTGCGTGGTACATATAAATTCTCTGATGAGGATGTAAATAACTTTATGCAGTTTGTTACTCAACCGAAGGAACAAGTAGGTTTGCCTAATCTTGTAAAACTATATCGTGACGTCAATAAAGTCGGATCGGTTAGTGATACAGCTCAGGCAGTTAGTGCGGCAAGAAATGCTCCAAGAAGCCCCGGCGCTATACAAGGTGCACCACCCCAATCAAAATCAGATGATGATAAGGTTTGGGATAGTGTAATGAGTGTGGGGGATAAAACGGTATTTTAATAATAAAGTAACTCACGGAGAAAAAAATGGCTATTACTAGCGGAACATTAAAGAGTAGCTCGATTACTGCGGCGGCAACTTCGGCTGGTGTGGGGCAAGCCCCAGACCAACGACGATTGTACGACTTCGGGGATCGCGTTGCTGAATTAGCTCCAGAAGAGTCACCGTTCTTTGTATATCTAAATAAAGTAGCGAAAGCACCAACGAATGATCCTGTATTCCGATTTTTGGAAAACAGGTCGCGGATTGATTGGACAAGTAGGACATTCCTATTATCTGCCAATGTTAATGGCGGTTCAGCTGTAAGTGCTGGTAGTTCTTACCAGTTTACGGTTGATACCCCTAACGGAAGCAGTGGTTCAGTTGATTATCTTGTTAAAGGTATGGTTTTTGCTGTGCAGACCCTTGATTCTACAGCAGGTGTTTCATACGCCTCAGTTAGAATTGACTCTGCTCCAGCCGATCAGGGGAGTGAATCAGTCTTTACAGGACGTATTGTCGCTTTACCTAATTCCAGTTATGGTTCTGGTTATAATATCATGTCAGACAATGACAAATGTCAGGTTATTGGTACTTCTTTTGAAGAAGGTACTGGTTCTCCTGATGTATGGTCAGACAGTCTTGATGATGATTTTGGTTATACCCAGATTTTCAAAACTGCGGCTGAGTTGACAAACACAGCTATTGCTACTAACTATAGAGGATATGCCAATGAATGGCAACGAGTCTGGAATCAAAAACTAAGAGAACATAAGGTTGACATTGAAAGAGCAATGTTATTTGGACAGAGAGCACGCATTAGCGGTGTTCAGTATTCTGAAGGTATCGTAGGGCATATTACTGCCAACGCGGCACCTACTGCTGATAACAGTGCACTGTCTTATTCTTCTGGTTCTCCTTACAGTAGAACTGTCGCATCTGCCGAATTCACTTACGATTTATTCCTAAGTGATATGGAAGTGTTGATGGATCCTGCTCGTGGCGGAGAATCTCAGAAGCTTGCACTTGCAGGTCTTCCTGTGATCACTCTGTTTAATAAAATGGGATCAGGCGGATTCCTTGATGGATCACTTCAATTATCAACTGATGCTGGAGCGTATAAGCTTGGTATCAGTCATGAAAAAGTCAGCGGTTCTTTTGGGCATAGTATCATGAAAGTTGATACAGTTCATGGATCACTTGGCGTTGTTAAAGAGCCTCTATTTAGAGGACTTGCTAACAGTTTCATGTGTTTAGTTGATATGAGCAAGGTTTCTTACAGACCTCTAGTTGGTAATGGGTTAAATCGTGATACTCACATAATTTCAAACGTACAACAAGCAGATGAAGATTTGCGTAAAGATATGATCCTGACCGAAGCTGGTCTTGAGATTACTCTACCTGAATCTCATATGTTGTATAATTTTGAACAGATTAGTTAAGGGAGTTAACGATGAGAGCTGATTATTTAAACGAAAACAGTGGTTCTTCTTTTGCATTAAAGAAGAAAGTTGAATTCATAAGTGCCGCACGAACACTAGACGAAGATGATAGTGGTAAAGTGTTTATGTGCGACTCTGCTGATGGAGCTTATTCTATAACACTACCTACAGCCGCTAC